TACACGAACACTCTCGCGCCAGATATAGTTTCCCTGCCCGTCTTTCAATTTCGAGATTTGTTTCATCGCATCACGGTGGAAAATCCACTGAGCAAGGGCCCAATAATTACCCTTAAGCGTGTATTTAACATTGATGAGATTATCGAAAGTGATATCGTTTGCGGTATTGTCTGTGGAAACATCCCGCGCCGTGGAAATACCCTGATCGCTCGCCGTGAACAATCCAAGAGGCTTGTTTGCCCCGTCTCCGGTCATGAAAGCATTTTCCTGGGTAACTGCAAATCTATAGCCCAAACGCTCAAGGACTATCTGTTCCACCGATAAGGCAGAGGTCCGCAAAAGCTTTCTCGAAACTTTGATTCTTTTCGCCAGCGGATGGGGTTTTAGTTCCCGAAGTCCGAACTTCATGTCCTGGTCTTCGTCGCCTGTTTTGATTTCAGCAGTCCACAGCGGGTCTGATGGGTCAACGTCCAGCGAGGGGGTACCGAGGGAATCGGACTTGGTGACTCTCAGTTTTGTTGCCAGTGCCCGAATAAAAACCTGGTCGTCCACTCTCTGGATCAGCCTGGCCTGAAACTCCATCGGGGGGCTCAAGAACCCGCCATCGGTGTCAATGTCTTGCTGCAGGGCGTTCCTCAGCACAAGGCGATCATTGTTTGTGAATGGCAGCATGATGTCAGGGACACCATTGACCAGAGCGCGACCGTATGCGTTCATAATCTGGTCTGACGTGGCGAATTTAGGATCAATTTCCTCTTTTGAATCTTTCAATCCACTCGCCCCATCAAGTGTGGCCACTGGAGCAGTCGCCGTGGCAGCATCGCGCTCCAGCTTCTGCTGCAGGTCAACCCTGTCGATCCGGGCTTTGATATCCAGGACCTCATTCATAAGACCATCATATTGCGCGGTCTCTTCTCCTGTCAGGTTGCGCTTTTCGCCCTCGGCCTTTTCAATCATATCCCGGGCAGCTTTCAGCTTTACACCGTGTTGGTTTCTCAAATCTTTAATCATGGTTTTGTCTCCAAATTTAATACTATTATTAAAGTAAAACTTTACAGTGACATTTCTGCTAGTTCAATTTTCCTCAGCAAAATCTCATTGCGGTTGAATTCTTTTTCTGGTTCCTGGGAGTTTGCCTGCACTTCGATTGTTTTCTGGCCGACAATTTCCTCGACCTCAATATTTTCCATATCGTCCAGCGTCAAAGTATGGCGTTCAGGAGTTTCTAAACTATCAGAGGGGGCGTTCTTGAAATTATATTTTTTCAAATCAAATTTCGCGGTGACCTTTTGAGCCTTGGAAATGTCTGTAACAAACCCAGCCTCTTTGGCTTCCTTTGGCGTGAACCATGTTTCGGCATCCATGGCATTTGAGATCGCCTTTTTAGTGAGGTTGCTTTGAGTCAGATAGGCGTTGACCAGGGTTTCCTTCGCCTTGTCCATAGTGTCTGCTGTTTTCCTCAGTTCCTGTGCATCACCCACAGCAAACGTCATCGGATTATGAATCATGAATAAAGAACTTTCGGCCATGGTGATGGTGTCCCCTGCCATAGCGATGACACTGGCAATGGATATCGCCCCGCCATCAATCTCAATATTTATTTTGGCCGGGTGGTTTAAAAGGGAATTATAAATCGCCAGCCCCTGGAACACGTCGCCACCTGGTGAGTTGACGCGGACCTTGATATTTTCAATGGACTTCATGAGGTTTAAACTTTTGGCGATATCCACATCAGAAATCCCCTCTTCAAAAAAACTGCTCCCAATAGGACCATAAAGCAGAATTTCGGCGCTGGAATCGTGTGCATTTAAAAGGACCTTAAGATTGTTTTTCACTGGTCATTCTCCGTGTTTGTAGTATTGGTGCCGGTCCCGTTGGGCGCAACAGTCATATTCTCTTGCAGAACCTGCATATTCATTGGGACAAAATAATTGTCACCCTTCGCGCCGATTGGATTCATGTTTTCCAGCCTTCTTATTTCATTTTGGGAAATAGCTCCCACCATAAAGAGTTTTTGATAAAATTCCCCGCGAGCCTTTGAGTCCCCCCGTAAAAGTCCGATGACAAGAAACTCAGCAAAATGTGTCTCGAGTTGCCTTTCCGTAAAAAGGTCTTTCATAATGCGCTGCTCAATCCGGACCAACCAGGGCATCAAGGTATAAATCACAAACTCAAGCGACTGCTGCTCAATATTCGAAAAGGTCGCCTTCTGCAAATCCATAATCAAATGCGGGGGGACACGGAAAATCCTGGCAATGTCATTGACTTGGAAACCTCTCAACTCCAGGAACTGGCTGTCCTTGTTGGTGGTTTTTAATTCCTTAAACTCCATGCCTTCTTCCAGGACCGCCACCGTGTGCTGATTAGTTCCACCCTGCGCGTCCTTCCAGGCCAACTTAAAACGCTCAAGGTCTTCTTTTGTTTTCCCAATTGTTTTTGGGTGATGTATAACCCCGCCAGGGACGCCGTTGTTTTTAAAATATCGACCAGAATATTTATCCGAGGCCAAACTTAAACCCAGGCTTTCCGCTGCATGGGTGATTAAGGATTCCCCCTTAAGACCGTCAGACGAAAAAATCATCAAATGCAGGATCTCTCCGTTTAAAAATACCCTTGAGGGGCCCTTGAGGGGCCTGTACATATATGCGACCTGACCATCCGGAGCCAGGAAAGGCTCTACCCTGTCAGGGTGCAGCGGTATCAACTGATCGACAGCCGCGCTTGATGTAGAAACAATCTGAGCATATGCGTTGCCACGAAGTAAAACGTGCTGCATCATCATTTCCCTGAACTCAAAAGCCGTCTGGTTTGGGTTCGGAGTATCATGCAGGATTTTATATAACGGGTGTTCGAAGTCTCTTCGTTTCCCACCGCCTTGCATCCTGCGATAAACGATTAAAGGCAGGCTTGCAACGCTTTCAGACAGCACCCGGACACAGGCCAGGACCGCTGGGATCTTTTTAGAAGTTTCCGGAGTGACAAGCTCACCTGACTCGGTTTGCCCGGTATTGCCCCACCAGGTCGCCAGCAGCGGATCTCGAGGGTGTCCGGATCGATTAGCCGATGAGGCAAACAACCCCTTAAAAAATCTTGATATGTTACCCATATTCATACTGTTAACAGTCCTCTGGTGGCATAAATGCTTTCCTCTTCCTCCCTGTCCATATATCGATTCATGGCCATGATGGCCGCGACCACTCCGTCAATTTTATTCTCCGGCTTATTCAAAATCTTGCGGGGATAAATATTATCCTTATAGTCCAGCTTGCAAACCGTATTGGCAATCATCCACTTTGTAACCGGGTTCCCTGTGTGCCTGATGTCGCCTTTGATGACCATGGCTTCAACTTCCTTCATGGGTCCGGAAAAGTTTTGCACCGTTGGCTTTATTTCCACCATTGTAATATTGTGTTCGCTTTCCAATTCAGTCGACAACTGCATGGCCTGCCAGGGGTCAAAAGCACACTGCTTGATATTTAACCGGTCGTTTAAATCAATGACAAAATCCTTGACCACGGCGAAGTCGATCACATTCCCGGGGGTCGTGTGCAGGTGCCCGTCCATCGCCCAGGCTGCATAAGTCTTGGTATGGATGCTAGTCTCATCTAAAATCTTTTCCTGGGGGCAGAAATGGCGCTCATACAAATCCAACCCGCCCAGGTCATTGGCCACCAGCGCCATCACCGATGCAATATCGACCTTGGTGGCTAGATCCAATCCCAGCCAGCACTCTCTTCCAGATATGGATTTAAGAGGGGGGAGATTGGTTTTGCAATTGTCCCAGGCGATCAGGTTCATCCAGGATGTATCCGAACCCAGCCAAAGATTGAGACGTCGATTTTTAAAACTCCTTAACGTGGCCGCTGATTTTCTCGCCCTCAAGGCCAGGGATTTCATATCTTCAATGGAAACACTGACCCCATAATTTGGGTTGGCTTTCCGCCAGGTGCTCGGCTTCCTCCAGTCGTCCTTTTCGTCGGCACAATAGATAAGGCCAAAGAAACGCTCGTCCTTAATTGCTCCCTCAAGAAGCCGCGTTGTATAAGTGTGTTGCTCGTAGCAGATCCCGGCCAGGTCATCGCCCGACGTGGTGATCTCCCACAGAATAGGCTGCTGCCTGGACCCCATACCGAGCTCAAAAACGTCATGCATGTCCCTGGTCCTGTGGGCATGGAGCTCGTCCAGGGCACCGAAATGCGGGTTTAACCCTTCATTCGAATCAGCAATCGCGCAAACAGACTCAAACTTTGAACTGGTTTTTAATACACTCAAATTATTAGCGCCGATTTCAATGCCGTAATGCTCAACATAATCGGGGGATTTCTTGGTCATCGACTTCGCAATATCAAAAATAATGCGTCCCTGCTTTTCCGTGGTGGCTCCGGAATAAACCTCTGCCCCTTCCTCACCATCCTCCGTCAACATATAATTACCCACCGCAGCGGTCATGGTTGACTTTGCGTTCTTCCTGGGGACCGCAAGATAAACAACCCGAAACCGGCGAAAGCCTGACATGTCCTCCGATTTCCCCTCTGACCTGATCTTGTAGCCATCTTTATAGACCCAACCGAACACCGAGGACAAAAAGAACTGTTGCCAGGCTCCCAGGGATATATTTTCTTTTCTCTTTGCCCACTTGCCTTTGACGTGGGGCATCTGCTCAACGAAATTACAAACCTTATTGGCCTTTTTTTCGTCAAAGACAAACGGAAAGCCACGCTTGCCAGCCCTTTTGAGATCGTCCAGGTGTCGCTTGCATGCCAGCTTTACCCACTTGCAGGCGTCAATTTTTCCAGAGACAACATCCTTCGCATATTTCAATGCTGCCTTGGAATGTGAAATAGGTTTTTTCATTACAAATTAGCAAACCTGTTTTTCTTTATTTTTAATCCAGGGTCAACAGATATCCCTGTCCTCGATGATGGTGTCATGCCAAACTCTGCCGCAATCTTTTGCATCTGGTCCAGGGCTCGACTTGAGATTGCCAGCCATGGCGACTGTATGGGATAACCAGTCGGCGACTTTATAATCAGCCCGTGCTTTGCAATATTTTTATTGGCCTCACCCCATCGCAGGTAGAGCTCACAATAAGCTGCCAGAGAATAGGCATCGATCTCAGTGAGGATGCCGCATTCATAAAGTTGATTCGCAATCTTTGGCCAAAATTTCTTAACCGCATCGCTTGCCTCGTCGGGTGGCTCGGGAAGACACACCAGAGGGGTGGGCTCGTTTTTATTTATCCTGCACTTCTGAGCAGTCCCCTTTAAAACTTTAAGCTTGGTGGGGAGTGGTTTTCTTCCCTTTTTAATACCAGCCATTAGTTAATTTTTTTAACCTCATTTTCAGGAAAAAGCTTTTTATATCGCTCAACAATTACATCGCAATACAGAGGATCAATCTCCATCATGTAGCATTTCCGATTCAACTTTTCACACGCGATCATGGTCGACCCGGACCCGCCGAATAAGTCAACCACAATATCTTCACACTTCCCCCAAGATTTCAAAATCCACTGAATTAAATCAACTGGCTTTTGGGTGGGATGAACTCTTTTTTCCCCTCTCTCTACTGAATCAAATCCCACCCAACGCTTCCAGTATGTTGATTTTTTATGCTTCCCTTTACTCCAACATAATTCAAAATCGTTGCCGATCATTTTACAGTCTGCTTTATCTCTCTTTTGCCAAACAATTAAACTGCCCCCTCTAGGGAGACATTCAAAATAATAATCCGCCCCCCACCAAAACTGTTCAGAACAATATTCAAAAAAAGACATAATAATTCTAGGATCAAATTCTTTATCGTCCCCAATGACGCTATTCCATTTATAACCTTTAGCTTTCGGACTTTTAACAGAACCTTTTAATTTGCTGTAATCAGTATCAAGATTCATACCATAAGGCGGATCAGTAAAAACCATGTCCGCCTTCTCGCCGTCCATCAGACTATCCACATGGGTTTTATCTGCCGAGTCTCCACACATCAAACGGTGCTCCCCCAACCGATAGACCTGCCCGGGTTTCGTTTTCGCCTTCTTGGGGGCCTCTGGAACCTCGTCCTCGCCATCCATGGCCTCGG